ATCTTTAACATTCTTTCAAATAAAGACTCTGCTTTAAATGTCTTTACAACATTCATTATCTTACCATTCACTATAAATGTAAGTGTGTTATTAGCATGATCTAGTTCTATAGTGAACAACTCTTTAGCTTTGATTCTAGTGTCAACTCTTTTTAGATCGTTCTCTGTCATCATTACTATCTCCGTTTAAAAGTTTAGTACGAAAAGCTGCATTAGGAATTTTTAGTTTCCTTGCTTGATGATCTACATAGTCATTTAATAATTTAGAGATCATAGCTCCTGGGGCTCTAAACTTTGATTTGCAAAGTGATTTTAAAATTTTATAATCGGTAGCAGGAATTGCTACTGACTTCCATTTATTGATGTCCATCTTTGACCTCCATATCAGATGTGAGTACTAAAGGTTCAGTTGTTTCTGTAATACCTAAAGCATCTTTGAGTCTTTTATTTTCTTCTTTTAATTTATTTATGTTTTCTTCTAGTAATTTCCAACTACTCATTAATTTATTAAATGCGTTTTGCATTCTAAGTAATGAATTTAATTCTCCTTCAGGCTTTTGTCCTAAAGGTAGTAAGTTATCTGTTGTCATTTTGTCTCCTCATATTGTTGGTTTGTTTTTATTATGCTATCTTAGTTATATGGGATGTAATTAGAAGTCAATGAAAATAATTTTAGTAATATATATTTGTTCAGTTGTAGGTAGTAGTTGTGCAAACCCTATACAAATAGAACCTCCTTATAAAGACTCGTTTGATTGCCATGTTGATGGCTACAAAAAATCAGTAGACTTATTAGAAGAAATGGGTAGAGATGAAGTAAATAAGTATGAGATATATACAAAGTTTACTTGTGAAAAATTATTAGAAACCTAATGCTAATTAAATTTATATTGTTAACATCATTTTGCTTAACTTATCCAAATGGAGAAACAAAGTGTGGACAATACCTTAGAGATAACCTCACAGATGCTTCAGAATGCAGATCTATGGCTAAGGCTATAGGTACAGCTCAAAAACGTAAGATCGAAGGATTAGGGGGCTCTATGGCCTCTTATGATGTATTTTGTTATGCTATTGACAGTAAAGGTATGGATATTGACCAAAGCTTTGAAATATCCTATAATATCTTATGACAGCTTATCGTATCAAAGCATACATGGGAGGTTTGCAAGTAAACCAAGTAGTTGAAGCAACCGATTGCAAAGAAGCGATATTGAAAGTGTCTGAACAAGTGGAGGACGGTAGTGCCGAAGTTATCAATGATGGCTTCACCGGTAATAAAAGAATCCACATAACATACGAGGAGATCGTAGATGTTAAGTAAAGAAAAATTGGAGTTACTAAAAAAACTTCAACACAAAGAGCATACTTGGTCAGCTAGTCTAATGACTAACGGTGGTTGTACTATTGACATGTTGGCAACTGAGAGTGAAATTAAATCTCTTAGAAATCAACTTAAGTATCAAGATGTTCAAGAAAATTTAGCTGCAGCAGGCTAATTTTTTTTAGGTTTTAAAAAACTAAACTTTTTTCCTAGGGATTCTTTCGGCTTAATAAACTCATAGTGGTTTATAATTTTTAATAATCTTTCTCTTTTTACAGTAGCATATGGTAAAAATAATTTTGCTAAGTGTAATGCTTTTTGATGTGAGCATCTCCATCTCCACTGATCGACTTTACCTAGTGAGCCCTTACCTATTCCTTTGAAATGAATACTACCTACTCTTACAATATCATAAAAATTTTTAATACAATCTAAATCTGTCATTGCAACTTCCATTGCAACATTCCATTTTAAATATGTTTTACCATTAGGTTTTTTACATTTGTATTGAGCATAATTAATGTTACCTTCACCATCAAACAATCCTGCTGCGTAAGCTATTAAGTCTTTGTTATCATGAGGAAAATTTCTACTTAGCATCACCCCAACTCTTTCCTAATCCAACGTCAACTACTGAAGGTACTTTAAATTCAATTGAGTCTTCCATAATAGTTTTAATTTTTTTAGCATGAGCATCATCTTTAATGTTAAAACAAAGTTCATCATGTATCTGTAACATTGGTAAGTGACCTGCATTGTAACAATCTAACATTGATTGTTTTGTTTGATCAGCTGAGGATCCTTGAATTAATCTATTCAAAGCTTTGTAAGTAAAGGCTCTCTTAATATTATCTTTACCATATTTTGCTACCGCATTATCAAATGTTTCGGCATGGTGTAATCCAAAGTCTCTTGTTTCCCATTTGTCAAACCTACACTTCCTACCTTTTTTAGTTCTTATCACACCTTTCTCATCTGCTGCTAACTTACATCTGTCAGATAGTTTTCTAATAAAAGGTACCTTCTTATTATATTTTGTAATTAATTCATCTGCTTCATCCTTAGTAACTCCTAATGATAAGGCTAATTTATTCTTACCCATCCCATACATAATACCTAAGCCAATAGTCTTAGCTTGTGTTCTCTCAATACCTACAAGGTCTGCAACTGTTTGATGAAAGTCTGCACTATTATCTTTGTATGCTTCAACTAATTCTTGAGATCCTGCATAACCATTCTCTCCAATAGATGCTGCATAATGTACAGTCATCCTAGGTTCTTGTTGTGAATAATCAAATGAGCCCCATTGATGGCCTTCTTCAGGTATAAATAGCGATCTAATCTTGGGACCAAGATCTTTATTTCTAGCAGGTACTTGTTGTAAGTTTGGGTTACTCATAGACAATCTACCCGATACTGTCCCTCCTAAATCTGATCTAAGTTGTTGTATCTCTCCATGGATTCTACCTTTGACTTGGTATCGAAGTATTGATGATAAGAAGGTACTATGAAACTTATTTACCTCCCTGGCTTGCACAATCAATTGCGCTAGTTTATGTTTATTATTTATTAACCAATTTTGTGTAAAGGAAGGCTCTTTTGTTTTTTCAGTTCGTGGATAGTCTAACTTCATTTTGTCAAAAGCTTTGGCAATCTGGCGTGATGCCCAAATGTCTACTTCTATTCCTGATTCTTTTTGTATGGCCTCCAGTATTTCTTTTTCTTGGATCAACATTTCTTTTTTTAGTTGTTCAGCTAATTCCACTTGGACTCTCACTCCTCGTTGACGCATTTTTATTAACACCGGAATTAGTTGTTGTTCTAGATCCCAAACTGTTTCTAGACTTTGAGTTCTTATCTCTTGTTTAAATCTTTGCCATAACTTTAATGTTAACACTGCATCTTGCTCTGCATAATAACCAACATGTTCTGCAGGTAACTTCCACATCTCTGCTTTAGGATCTATACCATGAGCTGCGGCAGCTTCTCTTAATTCTGTTTCTGCTTTTATTTCACCAAGGTAATCAACTGATAATGCATTCAATGAATAACTAAATCTATTCTCATCTATTAATGCTGCAGCTATCATTGTATCTACTATGTGTCCGTTGACCGTGATCCCTGATGCTTCAAGCCATCCTACATCGTACTGGGCATTATGAAATACTTTAGTACAAGGTAAGCTACAAACTTTTTTCATGTATGCTTTAACTTGTTCTGGTATCATGTTACCACCACCTAAGTGACCAAACGGAAAGTATCCTTGCCAACCATCTACTGCTACTGCAAATCCTACAATCTCTCCTTTACCTAAAGCCCAACCAGCTCCAAGCTTTTCATTAATACCATCGTCTCTAGTCTCAAGGTCAATTGCTATTTCAGTTGCAGAAGATAAATCCTTATACTCACTTGGTGTATTCCACATTGATTTTTTAAAAGTTAAAGTAAGTTGTAGTCCGTTCATTATATATTCTTCTTTTTTATTTGTTTAATTAAAATATAACAAGGACCACAATAATAAATTTTATTGTCTATTATAACTGCATCCTTAGTACACTTATGACACTTAATCTTTTTCTTCATCTATTGGTATTCCGTCTTCATCTAAATTTTTTAATTGATAATCATAACTACCTTTTTCATGTTCATCTGTAATCCATTTAGCAGAGTTTTCTACTGACCACTTCCTAGTACCCACAAGTCTATTGATGGCATTCTCATGAGGGTTGATACCCATAGAAGGATCATAAATTTTTAATCTATTATTAGGTTGTATAGCATAGTTACCATCCTCTAATTCAATGACATGGCCACACTTATGTTGATCTGGTTTTTCTGAATAACCAAAATTTAATTCATTATAATCTCCACCACACCAATCAATTGTAAAAAGATATTTACCTTTTCTTTTTATATTTCTTCTAGAATTATATTGCATAGTACATCCTGCAATTTCATAAAAGGTTGTGACACTTACATTGTAACTAAAGCTATCCCACATCACTAACTCATCTAATGGTAATTCTTTTACTCCAGGTTTAGTACAGAAAGCTGATATAGGGGCTCTCCACCATAGACCACCATCTTCCATTAAGAAGTGAAACAAAGGTACTTGATTTGGTATTGAACTAAATCCAAACACTCCCACTTCAAAATATTTATCATGTGAATCTTTTTGATCCCTTAAAAAATTACCTCTTACATAACACTCTATGATAGGTATGTTTGCATTTAAGTAAGCCATTATTTTCTCTCCTCTTTTATTCTCTCTATTTCTAGTTCACAGTAATGAACTATTTTTTCTAGATCTTGTATGGGTGTACCCTTAAATAAATATCTACAAACATATTTAACAACACATCCTTGAAAGAATGATAATTTATTTTTAGAAATAAATGTATAAGGTTGCACAGGAAGTTCTTTGTAGTGAGATCCTCCAATTTGTTTATCGTGTGGGAAGGCATCTTCTAACATATTTTTATTTGTCATTTTTCTCCTGTACATATATTAAATAGTCTGAACCAATTGGGTAGTTAAACTTATAGTCTGTTCTTAATAAATGTAAAGTTTTTCTTGCTCTTGTTGCACCGGTGTACCAGACTTTACGTTCATCACTTTTTTCTTGTTTGTTTTTATTTGCATAATCAGATGGGTAGTTACCTTTACTATAAAGTACAACATGATTTGCTTCACCACCTTTTACACTATGTATTGTATCTATTGTTATTAATGGATCTTTATCTAATTCTTTTTGTCCATACCTTCTTAACAATCTTATAAAGTGTCTTACTTGTTTAGGTTTAAAGTTTCTTCTTAGTATCCAATACCACGGTTTATTTTTTTGTGTATCTTCTAATGCTAAACCACACCACTCTTTTAAAGTTTGAAAATCATAATCTCTTAAGTCTGGTTCATTCCTCCAGAACTTATCTAATCTAAATGCAGGGTCATCAAGTTCTCTTATGTACTTAACCATGTTACGTGCTGCTCTCTTATCTATTTTTTTATTCATGCTAATAGTTGTCCAAGCTTTAATAGCTTCCCATTGTTTCTGATCAAAACATTTGGTGCCCTTGTTATCTTTGTAATATAGACCTGCATCCTTAGCTAACATCCTAAGTTCATTTACAGTTTCATTGATACGACCTAAGATATACCAATCTTCTTTTAATGACTCAAAAGGAATTTCTTTAAATGATAAATAACTCTTAACAGATCCTTTAGATTCTCCTGGTTGATATTCTTTCTCTTCACTATCTCTTATCCCTCTTCTAATTACTTGAGAGAACCTATGAATTGCTTCTCCAAACCTTTGAGTCTTTCTTAGTTTTACTTTTCGACCTGGAAAGAATTTAGTAAAATATTTTGGATCAGCTCCATTCCATTTGTATATAGCTTGATCATCATCTCCTGCTAGATATATTCTATCTACCTTGGGTGCCATCTTATATAACACTGACCATTGTAACGGTGTACAATCTTGTGCCTCATCTAATATTAAAACTTTAAGTGGTGGAAAGTCTACTTCTGTTATTGCTCTTTGAATCATATCATCAAAGTCTATAAAGGATCTCTCTCCTCCTCCTGTCTTGTAATGTTCGTAGGTATCAATCTTTCTTTTAAATACTGTAAGTGAATCTCTCTTATAACCTTCCATCTTGTAGGCTTCCTCTGGATCTATTAATAAATTTCTAGCTTTACTGTAGACTCCTAAAGACCAATCCTTATACATAAAGTTATCATCTGCTAATCTTTTATCTGAAGACTTAATTACTTTAGTCTGTAGTGCAAAATCAATTGTACAATCTTTAGGATCAAATACTTCTTCTGGAAAGTATCTACGACAATAAGTATGTAATGTTTTAAACCTTGAAAAGTCTTCTGTAGAATAATTTGGAAAAGACTCCATGGCTCTTCTAACTGCAGTGTTAACGGCTTTGTTCGTAAATGATAAGTAAGCAATATCATTTGGCCTTATACCTTTTCTTAAATAACTTTTTAGTACCTTCTCAATCAGTGTGTATGTTTTACCTGTACCTGGAGGACCAAAGATCTTTACTGTCTTATGGTAAAGTTCCTTAAGTATTTTAAGTTCTAAACTTTCCTGTGTGGAATTCGTCATCCATCTCCGATACAGTTTTAGTTGTTTCTTTTTTATCTGCTACTTTATAGTCAACAA